AAGACGAAATAAACTATTTCTTTACTATTCAATCTAAGGCTAAGAAAATAGATTTTGGATATGAAGGTAGCGTGTTTGAATTCTTTGACTTTAAAAACAAGTTAAGCGTAGTAACACGCCATCAATTTATTGAAGGTTTAAAACGTGGTGTAAGATGAAAGTAAGACGTAATTTAACACGATACCACCACCAGCCTTTAACGGTGCGTAACAATAGAGTATTTCAATACTGGAAAAGAAAAGTTTTAAAAAAATGGATTAATAATGAGTTTGATTAAAAAATAATTAGTATATTTGTTCTCGGTTCGCTCTCACACTATACGAACTTAAAGAAGTTATTAAGCCTTTGAATGAATTGGATGTGAGAGCCCAAGGATTTCAGGGGCTTTTTTTATGCTTAAAAATTAAATTATGAAAAAACTAATTATTTTAAATTTAGATACCTTTATTGGGTACAAAACGATTAATTATGAATTACTGGCTTATGTTGAGAATATTGCATTAAACTCCCAGAAGACAATTTATAAAATTCCTGTTCCAGAAACTCATTATACTTTTATTTTATGTTCTATATTATACGAACCTTATGAACATATTGAATATAAATACACTTATAGAATTCATAGAGAAACAGATATTAACGAATGAGCGGTTGGATAAAACTTCATAGAAAAATAACGGAAAACCCGCTATACTTTTCAGAACCATTCAATAGGTCAATGGCTTGGGTAGATATGTTATTAATTGCTAATCATGCAGATAATTATTTCTTTAAACGTGGGATTCGTGTTGAAGTAAAAGTAGGTCAAATAGGTTATGATTTAGATACTTTAGGTAAACGTTGGCAATGGTCAAGAGGTAAGGTTGAAAGGTTTATGCAGATGCTTGAAAATGACAATCAAATAATAAGGCAAAAAACAAACGTAACTACCTTAATATCAATAGTTAATTACAAAGAATATCAATGCGACAGTAAAGCAGATAGTAAACCAAATAGAAAACCAAATAATAAACCAGACGGAAACAAACAAGAATTAAAAGAATTAAAAGAAGAAAATATATATAGAAAATTTTCACATTTATATATTTCATTTGATGAGTTTAATAAGTTGTGTGTTGATTATACAAAACAACAAGTTGATGACATTTTAGACCAAATTGAAAATTATTCTCAAAATAAAAAATTTAGTTCTTTATATTTGACTGCTAAAAATTGGTTAAATAGAAACCAGCCTAAACAACAAGAAGGTGTTTCACCTGAAGAACTAAAAGCAATTAAACTTGGATTTTTAAAACCTTAATAATGATAACAACTTCTGGAGATAGCTTACAATATTTGTTAGATTACAAAGACGGTAAAATAAAAGACGGATTAGGAATAGGGTGTTACCTTGATGAATACCTACGATTTAAACCTAATCAATTAAATATAATTTTAGGACACGACAACGTAGGAAAAACATACTGGATAAATTGGTACTTTCTAAATTTAGCCTTAAGGCACAATCTAAAGTTTTGTATTTGGAGCGGTGAAAACAAGAAGGGTAATATATTACGTGACTTAATTCAAATGTACTACGGTATAAAGTTCAAAGATTTGACATACGAGCAAATAAAAAGCGGTATGACTATTTTAGAACAACAATTTTACTTTGTAAATAATGCTGAATTATACAAACCTAAAGACCTTTTGAACATTTTTAAAGAATCTGAATGTAATGTAGCATTGATTGACCCGTTTACGGGTTTAGATAGACAAATGGACTTTCAAAGTAATTACTTATTTTTGAATCAATGCCGTGACTATTGCAATAAATACGGTATAACTGTATACATAAACACGCACCCTAATAGTGAAAGCGGTCGAAGTGGCAATCTATATACTGATGGTTTATATCAAGGACATTTAAAAGCACCGTTAAAAGACCATATTGAAGGGGGTAAGGCTTTTATAAATAGATGCGACGATATGTTTGTTATTCATCGTTTAGTAAAACATGAAACAATGAAGTTTGTAACTTGGGTAAACGTTGAAAAAGTAAAAGACACTGACACAGGTGGTAAACATACGGGGTTAAACGATCCAATTTACTGCGACTACAATTTTGGATTAGGGTTTAAAATAAATGAAGTTGACCCGTTAAAAGAGTTTCGACCTAAGACATCAAACGGCTTCCCCGTCAAACAATCTGTATTAAAGCCTGATATTGTAAACGGAAAAGAATTACTTTCGTTTAGTGAAAGAATGAAGCAAGGCGCATTTGAAGAATTAAAACCAATTGAAAACAAGAATGGCGAAATGACTATGCCATTTTAAATAAAAAAGTATGTTAGAAATGATAAAACGTAAAGCGGGTTTAAACGTAGTTTACTGGAAGATAAAATTTAGTTTAGATAATATCAAAGAAAAACACGAACACCGTACCGACCTAATTGAATCAATGGAAAAGAGTTTAACTGAAGTAGGCGAAGCGGTGCAATATTTAAACCACGTAGACAAAATGTTAATGGCTACGAATAGACGAAACCACGAATTAGAACTTGAAAACATAAAACTAAAACAAGAGAATAAGAGTTTGAATAAGCATTTAGAAATGTTAATAAGCGGTGAAATATGAAAAAGAAAAAGAAAAAATTTACAGACAAATTAATGAAAGCAATGAAGAAAAAAGAACAAGATTTATTAAAAGGCGTAAAATTTGGTTTTGTACATTTTGACTCAGTTGGTAAAATGACACCATTAGAAGATTTAAAAGATATAAACTGGATTGATTATGATGAAAACACGAAAATGTAAGTATTGTAGATCCGTCTTTTCGCCGATTACAACGCTTCAAAAAAATTGCTTCGACCCTAACTGCGTAACTGAATGGATAAACGATGTAAAACAAAAGAACTGGCAAAAGAAAAAAGCGAAGTTAAAAGCCGATTTAATGACTATTCAGGACTATATAAAATTAGCTCAACAAGTATTCAACAAATATATTAACCTACGAGATAACGGATTGCCTTGTATAAGTTGCGACAAGCCAATTACAGGACGTGTAAACGCTTCGCATTACTTCAATGCTAATAATCATTGGAACGTTCGTTTTAATGAATTTAACGTACATTCATCTTGTATTAATTGCAATCAATATTTAAGCGGTAATTTAATTGAATATAGAAGTAGATTAATTAACAAGATAGGAATTGAACAATTAACACTTTTAGAAGCTGAAGCCAATAAAACACGAAAGTTTACGATCGAGGAATTAAAAGAAATAATTAACACCTATAAAAAAAAGATAAAGAATTTTGATATATAGTTGTTATATTAAAAAATAATATTAATTTTGAAGAAATAAATTAAATTGAGTATTATGAAAACAGCATTACAAGAAGCATTCACGGAATTAGAAAAGCTTCATCCGTCATTATTTGACATTTACACCGAAAAGGGTAGGGACTTTGTAAATAACTTTCACAAGTTTTTAGAACTTGAAAAACAACACATAATTCAAGCGCACGGAAATAAATTGAAAAAAAGCAAAGGCGACACGAATTACGAATATTGGTTAACTGGAGAAATGTATTACGAACAAACTTTTGAGAAATGAGTATAAAGAACTTTGAAGAACACACCAGCGAGTTAACGGCTGAAGAAATGCAAATTTTGCAATTAGTAGTAAACGGTTTTAGGCACTACAAAAAGACGAACCCGATAAAAGCGGAGTTAATAGTTACTCGAATGAATAACTACCTACAAGAAAACGGATATAAAATAAGGCTAACGCAACCACGTTTACGAAAGTTAGTAAACTATATACGTACAAACGGCTTAATACCGTTAATAGCTACGTCACACGGGTATTTTACAAGTGATTGTAAGCAAACTATACTCGAACAAATAACAAGCCTTCAGGAACGCGCGAATTCAATAGAACGTTGTGCGAATGGTCTTAAGAAATTTTTGTAGTTTTTTTTAAAAGCTATTGTTATATTAAAAATTAATATTAAATTTGTAAAAATTAAACAAAGTTATTATGAAACATTTATTAAAAAGTCTGGCAGCGTTCCAGCAAGAAGTGAAAGTAATTCACAAAGCAACACAAGGGTACGGGTACTCATATTCGGATCTCCCTAAAATATTTAGCGAAATAAACCCGTTACTACAAAAACACGGATTAGGATTTACGCAATTAATAAACACTAAAGAAGGCGTTAACTATTTAGCTACGGTAGTATTTCATGTAGAAAGCGGGGAACAAATAGAAAGTAACTGCATGATTCCGTATGTACAACTAAAAGGAATGAATGACTTTCAAAGTTTCGGTTCGGGTGTTACGTATTTTCGTAGGTACTGTTTAAGTTCAATTTTAGGATTAGTAACCGACAAAGACACGGACGCTTCAGGCGAACAAGAAAAACCTAAAAAAGAAAGCTTGGATAACAAAAGATTTACCGATGCTTTGAAAGCAATTAACGAAGGTAAAATAACTATCGAAAAGTTAAAAGAGAAATTTCAATTAAGTGAAGCACAAGAAAAAGCATTATTGTTATGAAAATACGTTGTTCACAAATCGGAAAAATAATGACGAACCCCCGTACAAAGGGGGAACGTCTTTCGCTAACTACTAAAAGCTACATTTTAGAATTAGCAATACAAGAGAAATACGGAATACACAAAGAGTTCTGGAGTAGATACACGGACAAAGGTGTTGAAGTAGAAGACGAAGCTATTAAGTTAGTAGGCGAAGTTTTAAACGTAGGCTTTATTTACAAGAATGAAGAACGAATAACGAACGAATATATAACGGGTGTACCTGATGTAAACACGGACGTACTGATCGATGTTAAAAGTTCTTGGGATGCGTTTACGTTTTTTGAAAAGGTAGTAGAAGACGAACTAAAAAACAAAGATTATTACTACCAGCTTCAGGGCTATATGTGGCTAACGGACAAACAAGAAGCTTTATTATGCTATTGTTTAGTAGATACGCCATTACAAATAGTAGAAGACGAAATTAGAAGGGAACACTGGAAACAAAACCTAATTAGTGAAAGTTCCGATTTAAGAGAGTTTGTAGAAGATAAGCATACATTCGGACACATACCTGTTGAAAAGCGCGTTAAAACGCACGTAGTAAAGCGTGACGATGAAGTTATCGAAGCTATTAAAACACGAATAGAAGAGTGTAACGAATACTATAACGAAATAATAGACTTAATATGAACCCGGAAGTGAACCAAGAAATACAAGACTTAAAAAAAGAACTAAAAGAAATAAAGCAATTAATTGAAGCCTTGTTAACTGTAACAGATGAAGGCAATACTGTAAATGCTGATTCTTTAGTAATTAAAATGTTAAAATTAAAAGTAAAATAAAATGGAAAAGAGAGACAACAGCGGAGCGTTATTCACAAACGACAAAAAGACGAAAGAAACACACCCCGACATGAACGGTAAAATAACAATTTTAGGACGTGAATTTTACATAAGCGCTTGGAAAAAACAAAGTAACAACGGTAAAAACTATTTAAGTTTGTCAATAAAGCCAGCTGAAGAACAACAAGCGAAGCCACAAAGCAATGATATATCCGACTTCTTAAATGATTTCTAAATGAAAGCAAGTAAAATAATAGCAAATAGCGATGAGATAACGCGTAAAATGTTACGGGACTACCTACAAAAACACGAACTATCATTGAATGCTTTTTGTTTAGATGCTAAACTTCATCAAAGTAATATTCACACGTTTTTAAATGGCAAGTCTTTAACAAGTAAAACGATCCAACGTTTAGCGAAATACCTAAATGAAAAAGGAATGTAATTCAGGCTCGGCAAAGCAACAGCCCCTCCTTCAAATCAAAACCTGGGAATTTTAGATAAATGCAAGGGAGGGGTTTTTTAATTATTGTTATTTTTTTTCTAAAAGTGTTGTTTATTTAAAAAGTTATATTAATTTTGAAGAAATAATTAAAGCAAAGCACTATGAAAACACGTAATTGGAAAATTGAAGCGGTAGATTTCTACAACAGAACTGGTTATTTCGACATTAACCTTGGTAGATTTGGTTACATGGAGTTACAATTTGACGTAGAATTTACCCGTGACGGGAACGAAGTAGAAGAAGCACAAGTTTATTTAACGAGATACGATTTATACGACGCTGATTACAACTACGTAAAACACGGAATACTAAACAACCGTAATTCAAAACTAATTTGTGAGTCCTTACAAGAACTAATTTACGACAATCCTACTGCATTCGGTTTTGAGTACGAAGACGAAGCTGAAGAACTTTTATACTGGCAAGAATTACGACGTGATGAGAGATATTAAAAAAAAAGTATAACTTTGTAATGTGAGATACATTCTACTATTACCGTTTTTTATAGCCTTGTTCGTTTTGGACAGGGCTTTTTTGGTTTTGGTATATTGGAAAAGTGTTCCTAAATTTGAAGACTGGGTATATAAAGACGAATTAATATTAGATTCTATTCATCGTGTTTGCGTAGGGTTATTAGTTTTATTAGTTGTTGAATATTCAATTTCAATTTTTTGAGTAATATATTTTTAATAGAATTAAGCAAGCATCATAACGAATGGGTAAAGATTGTTTCTACTTTTGGCGAAGATTATTACTGCGAAGATATCGTTCAAGAAATGTATTTAAAAATGGCAAAGCTGGATAAAGTCGAACGGTTCTACATAAACGGTAAACTCAATAAGAACTTTGTTTGGACGGTATTACGTAACATGGCTTTTGACTATAAAAAAAGTAAGTCACGGATAGTAAAGGTAAATTTAACTGAAGCTATGCAACTAAAAGACGAATACCAACCCGAAATATTAGAAGCGAAGAAACGTTTTGAAATAAAAATGATAGCGGAAATAAAAAGCTGGCATTGGTACGATCAACTGTTATTTGATTTGTATAGAACTTCCGGAATGAGTACACGACAAATTGAAGGGGTAACGGGTATAAGTTTTAAAAGCGTATGGAAAACAATTAAGATTTGTAAAATACGTTTAAAAGAAAATGTAGGGGAACACTACGAAGATTTAATTAACGAAGATTACGAACTAATAAAATAAAACATGACAAGAAAAAGACGAACAAAAGCCGAAATATTAGCGGCTAAAAGCGAAGGATTAGGAGATACAGTAGAAAAGGTTTTAGAAGCTACGGGAGTATCAAAGGTGGCGAAATGGTTACTTGGTGAAGACTGTGGTTGTGATGAACGCAAAGCAAAGTTAAACGCTTTATTTCCGTATCGTAAACCTGAATGTTTACTAAAAGACGAATACGAATATTTAAAAGAATGGTATTCTGAAACACGTTATTCAATGAAGCCTACCGAACAAAAGGAACTATTAAGAATTTATAATAGAGTATTTAAAGTAAATATGCAACCAACTTCTTGCGGTTCGTGTCTACGTGATGTTATGAATAAATTAGAGATATTATTTAACACGTACGATGCAAATAGTTAAGATAAGCGAGGTTAAACCCAACCCGAAGAACCCAAGAATAATAAAAGACGGCAAATTTCAAAAGTTAGTTAAGTCTATTCAAGAATTTCCTGATATGCTAAATAAACGCCCTCTAATCGTTTTTACTGACGTGGATAATAAATACGTTGTCTTAGGTGGTAATATGCGTTTAAAAGCCTGTAAAGAGATAGGATTAAAAGAAATACCGATTATAGTAGCAGACGAGTGGACGGAGGAACAAAAAAACGAATTTTTAATAAAAGACAATGTAGGTTTTGGAGAATGGGACTGGGATAGTTTAGCAAATGAATGGGATGCTGAAAAGTTAGATGATTGGGGGTTAGATTTGCCAGTTGATTTAAGCGTTCAAGAAGAACTCGAAGCTGAAGAAGATAATTACGAAATACCTAACGAGATAAACACGGACATAGTAATAGGAGATTTATTTGAAATAGGAGAACATCGTTTACTTTGTGGAGATAGTACGGATAGCGACCAAGTGGCAAAGTTAATGAACGGGCAAAAGGCTGATTTAATATTTACTTCACCACCTTACAACGGAAACACTCAAACACCACAAGGAAAATTGTATTTAAATAATGATTTAGATAATAAAACAGAAGAAGAATATTTGATTTTTTTAGACGAAATAAAAAATTCATTTTATACAATTTTAAAATCAAAAGGTATTGTTTGCTGGAATATAATGTATAATAATAATTCAAGGCAATCGTTTATTAAAAATATAAATAGATTTATTGACTCTGGTTTATTATTAACTGAAACAATAATATGGAAAAAAAATGCTATTCCTTTATCAAAAGGTTTATCTCGTGCTTTTGAATTTATTTTTGTATTTCAAAAAGACGAATTAGATTTTTCATATCAAGAAAAAAACGCTTATAATGAAAATGTTTGGGAAATATCAAATGCTAAAACTCAAATTGAACATCATAAGGCTTGTTTTCCAGTTGAATTACCTTCTAATGGTATAAAATTATTTACTAAAGAAAAAATGCTTTTATTTGAGCCTTTTACTGGAAGTGGTACTACAATTGTAGCTGCACACCAACTTAAACGCAAATGCTACGGAATGGAATTAGACCCGAAATATTGCCAAGTGATAGTTGACCGTATGAAAAAACTTGACCCAAGTTTAATTATTAAGAAGAACGGAGTTGAATTAAAATAAACAACGAATAAACAACGTACAATGGCAGGTAAAGGACAAATAGAACCACGTTGGGAAAAAGGCGAAAGCGGAAACCCTAACGGACGACCTAAAGGAGCAAAGAATAGAAGCACAATAGCAAAGTATTGGCTGGAGGTTAATCAAAAGCTTAAAAACCCTTTAACGGGTGCTGAAGAAACAATGTCGCAAGAAGATTTAATGACTTTGGCGCTAATTAAAAAAGCACGTGAGGGCGATGTAGCAGCATATAAGGCATTAATGGATAGCGGTTACGGTGCGCCATTACAACAAATTGAACAAACAGTTTTAGAACAACCTATATTTCCTGATGTTTCTGCGGACGACTTCGACGAATAAAATACTCAAACTTAAAAAAAGGGTTCGTATTATTCAGGGTGGCACGTCGGCTGCCAAGACGTACGGAATATTATCCGTTTTAATAGCGCGTGCTTCTGCAATACACGGTCTTGAAATTAGCGTAGTTGCTGAAAGTATTCCGCATTTACGTAGGGGTGCGTTAAAGGACTTTATTAAGCTAATGAAGTGGATGAATAAATGGCACGAAAACCAATTTAACAAATCGTTGTTAACCTATCAATTTTTAAACGGTAGTAGCTTTGAGTTTTTTAGTGCGGACGATTCAAGTAAATTAAGGGGTGCAAGGCGTGACGTACTTTATATAAATGAATGTAACAACGTAACCTTTGAGTCTTATAACGAACTTGCAATACGTACAAAGAAAGCTATTTATTTAGACTTCAACCCCGCTAATGAATTTTGGGTACACACCGAACTAAAAGACGAACAAGACAGCGACTTCTTAATTCTTACATACAAAGACAACGAAGCCCTTGATAATAGTATTGTACAACAAATTGAAAAGAACCGTTTAAAAGCGGAAACAAGCGCATACTGGGCTAATTGGTGGCGTGTATACGGATTAGGCGAAATAGGAATGCTTGAAGGCGTTATATTCAGTAACTGGAAAACTATTGATATACTACCTAAAGAAGCGAATTTAATAGGAATAGGATTAGACTTCGGGTATACAAACGACCCGACCGCAATAATTGAAATATACAATTACAACGGGCAACGAATAATAAACGAATTGAAGTACCAAACGGGAATGTTAAACAGCGATATTGCAAACGCACTACCGAAACACGTACCCGTTTACGCTGATTCAAGCGAACCTAAAAGCATTGAAGAAATAAAACGCTACGGAATAACAATTAAAGGCGTTACAAAGGGCAAAGATTCAATAAACTACGGAATAGATGTTATGCAACGTAACGAATATTTAGTTACTTCAAATAGCACCAACTTAATTAAAGAACTTCGGGCGTATTGTTGGGACACGGATAAGCAAGGCACACGCTTAAACAAACCGATTGACACGAACAACCACGCTATCGATGCGCTGCGCTATCATGAAATGGAAACGTTAGGAATGAATTCTAACTACGGTAAGTATCACATTTGGTAAATAAATAATATTTCGCACCCGTTCAAGTATGCAAATAGTGTGAATTATATTTACAAACTACAAAAACACGAATTAAAAGTTAATATATAGAATGAAAACTGAAATTGTAATACCTACTTCATTAAGTGAAATACCGTTAAAGAGTTATCAGGAATTTATGCGGGTAGTTGAAAAGTCGAATGACGAAGAATTTATAGGTCAAAAGACTATCGAGATATTTTGCGGCTTAAAAATGAAAGACGTTGTAAAAGTAAAATGGAGCGACGTAAAAGAGTTAACCGTACATTTAAACGAAATATTCAAAGCAAAGCCTAAATTTCAAGCTACGTTTAAAATTCAAGATACTGAATTCGGTTTCATTCCTAATTTGGAGGATATGAGTTTCGGAGAATACATTGATTTAGAAAGTAATATTTCAAACGTAGAAACTTTTCACAAAGCGATGGCGGTAATGTACCGACCTATCACAAAGAAACACAAAGAGCGGTACGAGATATTTGAATACACGGGAACGGATGAATTTTCGGAGCTGATGAAATACGCACCGTTAAATGTTGTCATGGGTGCAACGGTTTTTTTTTCGAGTTTAGGAAACGACTTAGTTCAACATACGCTTACTTATTTGGAGAACCAACTGAAGACGAACAAGAAATTAATGACTTCAGCGAAAGAGCGCAATTTAATAAAAGATGGGGATGGTATAATTCAATCTATGCAATTGCTCAAGGCGACCTTACAAAATTTGATGAAGTTACCGGACTGGGAGTTCGAAAGTGTCTTACATGGCTTACCTACGAAAAGCAAAAACGAGAAATAGAAGAAAGGGAAATTAAAAGAATGACAAAAAATGGCTAATTATTACACGATACTTGACACGCTGAAAAGCAATTTAGAAAACGATCCGTTTATTAACACGGTAACGCAAGGCGATATCTTTGCGGTTGATTTAGCAAAACAAACTATATTTCCTTTGTGCCACATTATAGTTAACAACGCAACTTTTGAAAGCAATATAATTCGTTTTAACGTAAGCATTATGGCAATGGATATTGTAAACAAGTCAAAAGACGAAGACACAAATATATTCGACGGTAACGATAATGAGATTTACGTACTTAATACTATGCTATCAGTATTGAATAGGTTATACGAAGAACTTCGACGTGGCGACTTATTTACTGATGCTTTTCAAGTAGACGGCAACCCTACATTAGAAGCCTTTGCTGAAAGGTTCGAGAATTATTTAGCTGGTTGGACTATGACCTTTGATATTTTAGTTCCTAATGAAATGACCGTTTGTTAATGAGTGAAAGATTAAAGGCGCTTGAAAAGTTTCGTGATTTAGTAGTTGCTGAAGCGAAAGCTAATTTACAAAGGTTGGGTAAAAATTCAAGCGGTAAATTATCGAATTCAATAAAAGGCGAAGTAAAGGAAATGCCTAATTCAATAGGTATTTATTTTGAGATGGAACCGTACGGTAACTTTCAGGATAAAGGGGTTTCAGGAACGGAGCGAAAATTCGACACGCCTTATTCATATAAAAGCGGAATAACAAATAGACCAAGTCCGAGGCACTTCGATAAATGGGTAGTTAAAAAAGGTTTAGCACCACGGGGTGCGGGTGGTAAATTCGTTAGCCGTTCAAGTATTAAATTCGCTTTATCCGTACATATACAAAAATACGGAATACGTCCGAGCCTATTTTTTACGAAGCCATTTGAGGCTGCCTACAAAACTTTACCCGATACGTTAATAGATAAGTACGGTTTAGATGCCGAACAGCTTTTAACCGAAATATTAGACCAAAATTTAAAGACTAAAAAATGAGTATTTTCGCACGTTCACCCTATATAGTAGAAATATCCGAAACGGGACAAGACGGTTCGAAGGTTGAATTATTTATCTGGAACACTGGTACGACGCCAGCAAGCCCTCAATACACTTTGAGTAAATTAATACCCGCTTCAAACAACGTAAACACGTACTATAATATCAGTCCGTATATTCGTGAGTATTTAAGTTGGAATACAAGACAAGAAATTTATAACACTTTTCCCGCAAGTAATACTTCGCAAAAATGCAATGTTCAATTTAAACGCTATAAATTAGATAGCGGTACGTACACACTTTTAGACACTACGGATTTAGTTGCGTTTGACGGTTTCGGGTGGTACGAACAAGGATACAATCCGAGTTTGAGTTACGACATATTACACGACGAGGGAACGTTTTTTTATTATTACAACGGTTCAAGCCCCGCGACTTTTTCAAGTTTACGAGCTGGTCACATAATGGTTAAAACGGGTACGGGCTACCAAGCGAAATATACAAACCTTGCAACGGCTGCGACACAAACGCAAGCCTTAACAAATAATACGGTAGTTGACGTGCCACGCGTTTATTTCGGTAGTGGTTCGTATTATGCTGGCGGTAATAAATTAGAAATTTTAGACGGTAGTAATAACGTACTTTGGACTGGATATTTCAAGCCTTACGAGAATTGTAGATATACGCCCGTTTTATGCGACTTTGTGAATAAGTACGGATGTTGGCAAAGAACCTGGTTTTTCGCTGCGTCTAATGACATCTTCAGTATTGAAAACACGGAATACAATTTAATGCAAAGCACGTTCCCGAATTACAATACATTAGAAGGTCAAAGAAAAACGTTTAACACAACGGCGAAACGTAGCATTAAAGTAAATACGGACTGGGTAACTGAAAGCTATAATGATTTACTTGAACAACTCATGGCAAGCGAACGAATATTACTAAATAGCCTACCCGCTAAAATTAACACGAAGCAAACCGAGTTATTCAAAAACATAAATCAAAAAATGATTAACTATTCTTTAGAGTTTGACTTTGCCTTTAATGCAATAAATAACGTAATATGAGGCAAGTACAAGTTTATATTGAAGGACAAAAGGTTGAACTATTTGAAGACGAACAAATTAACGTTACTTCGAGCGTTCAAAATATTAACGATATTTCAAAAGTATTTACGGACTTTTCACAAAGCTTTACTGTTCCCGCTTCGACTGTTAACAATGAAATATTTCAACACTTTTATCAATCGGATGTTGACGGTACTATCGACCATAACATAAGAAGAAACGGTTTAATAGAAATAGACCTTACTACATTTAGACGAGGTAAAATTCAAATTGAAAAGGCGAATATAAAAAACAGTCATGCTGAAAACTATCAAATAACTTTTTACGGTGAAATACGAACGCTCAAAGATTTATTTGGCGAAGATAAATTAAACATATTAGACTTAAGCGCTTACGAATTTACATTTAGCGCTACGGAAATTTACAATAGAATAACGGACTTAACAACGGATTACGACGTTCGTTATCCTCTAATTGCAAGTAGTAGGTTATGGCAATACCACCACGGTACTGAAGACGTAACTACTAATTCAAAAGCTATACGCTACGATGAATTATTTCCCGCTATAAAAATTAGTAGGTTGTTTCAAGCAATTGCAAATGATTACGGCGTTACTTTTACGGGAACGTTTTTAAGTGACCCGCGATTTGACCAAGTTTTTTTATACGGTAAAAATACAACGGAATACACTTGGATAAGCGAAGCCAGTAATATCGATATTGACCAAATAACGGCAACGGTAGTAGACCCGAGTTTACCGAACCCCGCTAATTACGTAGACATATACGGAAGCAAAATAAACATTGAAGAACTTCCTGGAGTTTATGCGCATATTATAACATTTGATATTTTAAGTCAATCGGTTGCGGGTACATGGTACATTGATATTTTTCAAGACGGTAATTATTATCAAACCGTACAAGGTACTACGACGGGAGTTTTCGGAAATGTAACTTTCATAAATACAAGTGGCTTGGACACGGACGTAACTTTTCAATTACGTGCTGATGCAATAATGGATGTAGACATGAATATTATCTACCAAATAAACGGAAACAACGGTGTAATTAATTACGCTCAAATGAGTACGGTTACAACTTCGCTTTCAGGTAACGTAAATATAAATAACGTTTTACCCGATATAAAAGTTAGTGACTTCTTTTCGGGGGTGTTAAAAGAATTCAATTGTACTTGCGTAGCTACTGATGTAAACACTTTTGAAATATTACCTTTAGAAGATTGGTATTCACAAGGCGCAATAGTAGATATTACGCAATACACGGATGTAGATTCTATTGATATTGAACGAATTAAGTTGTATAAAAAGATAGCTTTCAAATATCAACAAAGTGAGTCCTTTGCAAACAAGAATTATTTTAAAACATATAACCAACAATACGGAGATTTAGAATATCAATACAATTACGACGGGGACGAATACACAATTGAAGTTCCTTTTGAAAATTTATTGTTTCAAAGGTCAATAGATAATTCAGGTAACTACGCTATTTTCGGGTATACGTTAAACGAGAATTTTCAAGCGTACACGCCAAAGCCGATATTACTTTATTTATACGGTGAAAGTGACCCTTTGCCTCATGACATTAAATTCTATACTGGAGCAACGCATTTAAATATTGACACGTTCGCTTTATTCGGTCAAGACCTTACTTATCAAAACGAAAAATATAGTTTAAATTTTGGCGCTGATAATTCTATAATTCATTTAGAAACAATTCAACAAGGATTATTCGCTGAATACTATTTTTCGTATTTAATTAATTTGTTCAACCTTAAGAATAGATTAGTTCACGTAAAAACGAATTTACCCGTTTCTTTACTTACGAACCTACAATTAAACGATCGTCTTATTATAAGAGATAAACGCTATATAATAAACGAAATGAAAAGCAACTTAAGTACGGGACAAGTTGACTTTAGTTTGTATTTAGACTTTCGACCAATTACAAGCGGTAAACCGTACGTACCGAGTTTTGAAGCACAATGTTTAAACATTCCTATTAAGTGGGTAAACGGTGCTGTTAGTGCTGATATAACAACCGACTTTCCTGGTGTTACAATTTCACCAAGTACAATAACTTCTTCGCAATTTATTTCGGTGTGTATTCCTGAAAACACGAACACACCTTCAAATATTTTAGCTGAAAATTCAGATAGTTTAATTACTGAAGAATTTCAAAATATAGTAACGGAAAATTCAGATGTACAAGTTATTACTTTAACGGTAACATACACTTTGAGTAACGGTCAACAAGTAGCAAATCAAATTCAAATATTACAACAATGATACAACTAATTTTAGAACTATTAAAAGCTGATAATTTTTTCGGGGTAAGTGAAATAGTAGACGTAGCGAAAGGAAAACACGAACTAACGGACGATATTAAAAAAGTTTATAATCAAAAAAAGCGTAAACAATGGCAGAAAAACGGACAATAGAATTAGAAATACAAGACAATAGTAAGTCATTAAAACAACAATATCGCGAAGCCGTACAAGAACTACAAAAGCTTGCCGCAACATACGGTGAAACGTCCGACCAAGCGGCTATGGCTGCAAAAAAAGCTGCTGAACTAAAAGACCAAATAGAATTTAGTAAAGACTTAATAAAAGGCTTTAATCCTGATGCTAAATTTCAAGCGGTCGAAGGTGCTATCAATGGCGTAATGAATGGCTTTCAAGCGTTCGAAGGTGGTTTAGCATTGATAGGTGTAGAAAGTGACAAAGTACAAGAAGCGTTATTACGTGTTCAAAGCGTTATGGCTTTAACACAAGGTATTAATGGCGTAATGCAAGCGAAAGACGCGTTTAGTCAATTAGGTACGGTTGCTAAAACTGCATTAAAAGGAATTAAAACGGAATTAATTGCTACTGGTATAGGTGTTTTTGTAGTGGCTTTAGGTACTGCGGTTGCTTACTGGGACGATATTAAGGCGGCTGTTGGTGGTGTAAGTGACGAACAAAAGAAATTAAACAAACAAATTGATAAAGATATAGCAGCCCAAGAACACAAGGGTAAAATGTTAGACAACCAAGACGAGATACTTAAACAACAAGGTAAATCTGAAAAGGAAATTCTACAAATCAAAATCAAACAAATAGACGGTGAAATAGCTTTAGCCGAAACAAAGTTAAGTACAACTAAACAAACTGCAAAAGCTGAATACGATGCTGCGGTACGTAATAGGGGTTACGCTGAAATGTTTTTTCGATTATGGTTAGAAGGTCAAGCGTTGGTATTTCGTGCTATGGCTGCGCCTATTGATATGGTTTTAGAAACTGCGAACCAAGTTAGCGAAGCGTTGGGTTTAGGTAAAGTAGTAACGTCAAACATAAACAAAGAAATTACTAAATTAACTGAATCTGGTTCTAAATTTTTAGCTAATTTATTATTTGACCCAGCCGAAACTAAAGCTAAATCGGATGCTACTATAAAGGAACTTGAATTAGGTATTCAAACAATGAAAAATCAAAAGGCTGGTTTTGAAAATCAAATAACTAATTTAGGTAAACAAGGGGCTCAAGACCGTTCTAATTCTGAAAAAGACGCACAAAAAGAAAGTCTTGATTTAACCCGTCAAAGAATAGACAAAGAAATAGAGTTAATGGAGGACGGATTCGACAAAGAAAAACGGACTTTAGAAGAAAAAGCAAAACGAGAAAAAGAAGATTTAGCTAAATCAATTGAGGGTAAAATATACGACCAAGAAGAATACGCTAAAACGCAAAAACTAATTGACGATAATCTTAAAAAAGATTTAAAAGCATTAGACACTAAATATTTTGACGATACTTTAAAAGCACGTGGTTTTTCTATTCAAGCGTTGAAAGACGATAAAATGAAAGAGATTGAAATAGAAGTTCAAGCAAACCAAGAAAAGGCGGCTAATCAAAAGAAATACGACGATGAAGAAAAGGCACGAATAAAAGCCTTAAACGAATATAGGTTAAACGCTGCTAAAGACACGTTACAAGTAGTTTCAGACCTTACTGAATTATTCGCTGGTAAAAGCGTTAAACAACAAAAGAAAGCGTTTCAAATACAAAAGGCGGTTAATATAGCGAATGCGGTTATAGACACTTACAAAGCGGCAAACACGGCTTTAGCAAGTTCACCACCACCGTTTAATTATATTGCTATGGCTGCGGCTATTACTGCGGGTTTAATTAACGTTAAAAAAATAGCTTCGCAACAATTTCAAAGTAGTTCAAGCGGTGGCGGTGGTGGTTCAAACGCTCCAGCGGGTGCGCCTATGACTGCTAACTTTAACACAATAGGTTCAAGCGGTGTTAATCAATTAGCACAATTACAACAAACGCCCGCAAAGGCTTACGTAGTGAGTGGCGAAGTAACAAGCGCACAAGCTTTAGATAGAAATAGAGTACAAAACGCAACTTTATAAGTTTAATAATTATGGCAAAAGTTGAAATAATAGAACTACTAATTGACGAAACAAAATTAGAAGCTGGTATTAATGCGGTATCCGTTGTTGAAAGTCCAGCAATCGAGGAGAATTTTATAGCGTTAAAAAAGCATGAAGTTGAACTAAAAGAAGTAGATGCTGAAAAACGTATTTTGATGGGTGCGGCTTTAGTGCCTAATAAACAAATTTACCGTAGAAACAAGGACAAAGAATTCTACATTTACTTCAGTGAAGATACGGTACGTAAAGCAAGTGAATTATTTTTAATGCGCTCAAATCAAAATAACGCTACGTTAGAACATGAACGCAAAATGCTTGACGGAATGAGTGTAGTTGAAAGCTGGATAATTGAAGATGAAAAGACGGATAAAAGCCGATTATACAACTTTAATTTACCTAAAGGAACTTGGATGATTTCAATGAAAGTAAACAATGACGATGTTTGGCAAAAGGTAAAAGACGGCGAAGTAAAAGGATTTAGCATTGAAGGTCACTTTGTAGACAAGTACGAAATGAGTTTACAACAAAATGAAGAAGACGAAATAATAGCATTCTTAAAAGAAATACTCGATACTAAATTAGAAACGTATAACGACTATCCGAAAGAAGCAAGCGAAAACGCAAAGATTGCATTACGCTACGCTGAAGAAAACGGTTGGGGTGACTGCGGTACGCCCGTAGGAAAAGCACGTGCTAATCAATTAGCTAATGGAGAAAATATAAGTAGAGAAACAATTTCTCGAATGGCTTCATTTGCACGTCACAAAGAAAATTCACAAAAGGAATTAGGGGACGGATGCGGACGTTTAATGTGGTTAAGTTGGGGTGGTGACGCTGGTATTGAGTGGGCGCAAAGAAAGTTAGAACAAATAGATAATAAATAAATGAGAACAGCAAGTAAAGTTAGTCCCCGTGGTGGTAAACGTGGGTGCCTATGTAAAGACGGAAAATATCACAAAGATTGTTGTGACGGTAGTTTAGAAGCGCAAGGGATAGGCAAAACAGCCAGCGTAACGCCGCAAAATGTAACGGTAACAGATAACAACGGGGTACGAACGATAGTACGGCAAAACGGCTAAAAAAGGAACAAGTAAAAATTTTAAAAGTTAATAAGTTATGAATACACTAAAAACAGTTTTCGGAAAACTATTCAAAGAAGAAACTCAATTGGCTTCGCACGAAGTTGAACTTGCTTCTATTCAAGAATTAAAAAAAATAATTTCCGATGCTAAAAGTAGTTTTGCGAATTTAGAAAAAATAGGTGACCAATTATTTAACGAGCTATCAAAAGCCGAAAAAACTAAAAGAGGTTATGCTGATGCTTTAGCAAGTTCAAAAAGTTTAGTTTTAAATTACGCTAACGAACAATCAAAAGTATTCACAACAAAAGCAAAAGATTTAGGTATTGATGTTTCAAACGTTCCTGAATTAAAAGAGATTGCAAAACTTCAACAAGAAGTAAAAGATTACGATACGTTTTACAAAGAAATAGGAAATATTCCTTTAGCATAAATTTAAAATAAATAAAAATGAAAAATAGCCTAATCAATCAAATCAAAACTTTACTTGGAATGGAAGTAAAACTTGAACAAATGAAACTAATGGATGGCGTAACAGTTCTTGAAGCTGATATGTTTGAAGCTGGTAACGAAATTTTCGTAGTAACGGAAGACGAACAAAAAATACCCGTGCCAGTAGGAGAATACGAAATGGAAGACGGGCGTATGTTGATCGTTGTTGAAGAAGGAATTATTTCCGAAATTAAAGAAAAAGAAGAAGAAGAGGAAGAAGTAGAAGTTGAAGAACCTATCGAAGAGGAAGCGAAAAAAGAACAAGAAATGGAAACAGCTAAAAGCGCTCCTAAAAAAGTAGTTGAAAGCGTAATTAAGGAAAGTTTCTTTTCGGAAATTGAAGCGTTGAAAAAAGAGAACGAAACGCTTAAAGCTGAACTAAGCAAATTGAACGAGGTTAAAGAAGTTGAACTATCAAAAGACGAAGAAGTTAAACCAATTTCTTTTAACCCTGAAAACGAAAACAAAGTTGAGTCTATAAAATTTGCGTCTAAAAGACCACGCACAATAATGGATTCAGTTTTAAACAAACTAAATAAGTAATAATTTAAAAAACAATAAAAAATGAGTACAACATTTACAAGTATCTCAAATGATCCTTTACGTCAAGTAGGTGTAATTGAAACATTGACGGGTGCAACAACTTTGACTGCTGAAGATAGCGGTAAAGTATTTATTCTAAACGCTGCTGCTGGAGCGCAAATCACATTACCAGCCGTTGCTGATGCAACTGGACATTCTTACAAGTTCGTAGTAGGTGCATTATTTGCAACAACTGCTTGGACTATTAAAGCGGCTTCAAACAAAATTCAAGGTGGTGTTATCGTGAACAGTACTAACGTACCGGGAGCTGATGAAAACACAATTACTTTTTCTGCTTCAGCTGACACAATTGGAGATTTCGTAGAATTACATTCAGACGGTTCTAACTGGTATGTTTTCGGACTTGGTACTGCTGCTGGTGCAATTACTTTAACCGTAGTATAAATTAATTAATTAAAAATAAAAATGGAAAAAATTAACCTATCAACTACTCAAAGCATTACAACTACGTATGCTGGTGAGTTCGCTGGAAAATATATCGCTGCTGCTTTATTAAGCGCTCCAACCTTGGAGAAAGGCGGTATTACTATCATGCCGAATGTAAAATTCAAACAAGTAATTAAAAGAGTTGCAACGGACGATATTATCCGTAACGCTACTTGCGATTTCGATCCTACTTCTACAGTAACGTTAACTGAACGTGTATTGCAACCTGAATATTTTCAAGTTAACCTACAATTGTGTAAAAGTGATTTTAGACAAGATTGGGATGCCATTCAAATGGGGTATTCTGCGTTCGACGTTTTGCCTAAATCATTTGCTGATTTCTTAATTGCACACGCTGCAGAAAAAGTTGCTGCTGGAATGGAAACTTCAATTTGGCAAGGTGTTAACGCAACGGCTGGACAATTCGCTGGTTTAATGACACAATTAACAACTGATGCTGCTTTACCTTCAACGCAAGAAATTGCTGCAGTAGGTGGTGGGGTAAACGCTTCTAACGTTATTGCACAATTAGGTTCAATGATTGACGCTTTGCCTTCTGCTTTGTACGGTAAAGAAGATTTGACTCTTTATGTTTCTAATAACATTTATAGAGCTTACGTTCGTGCTTTAGGTGGCTTCGCTGCTTCAGGAGTAGGCGCAAATGGTTACGATAACAAAGGAACAAACCAAGTATTAAATGACTTGTATTTCGACGGTGTTAAAGTATTCTTGGCTAACGGACTTGCTGCAAATACTGCGTTACTTGCTCAAACTTCAAACTTATTCTTTGCTACTTCTTTAATGAGTGACATGAACGAAGTTAAAGTTATTGATTTAGGAGATATCGACGGATCTCAGAACATCCGCGTAGTAATGCGTTTTTCGGCTGATGCTAAATACGGTTTTGCTTCAGATTTAGTTACTTACGGTATTACAAACAACGCTAACTAAAATAACATAAACTAAAGTAAGGCGGTGCAATAAACGCCGCCTTTTTTGTTAAACATAAAAAACTAAATAAAATGAGTTGTGATATAACAAACGGTCGTATAGAGCAATGTAAAGATTCGGTTTCAGGATTGAAAGCGATTTACTTTATTAACTACGACGACTTAAATTCCGACGCTGTTACATACGATAACACGGATACGGACTTAATTACTGATTGGACTCCAGTTGGAACTGGTGCTTTACAGTTGTACAAGTACGAATTAAAAGGTGCTAATAGCTTTGAAACTACAATTAATTCAAGCCGCGACAACGGTACGACTTTCTTTCAGCAAACGCTTACTATTCAATTAAAAAGACAAGACGTTACAACGCATAAAAACGTTAAACTACTTGCTTACGGTAGACCAAGAATAGTTGTTAGAACAATGACCGACCAATTCTTTTTGATGGGACTTACACAAGGTGCTGATGTTACAGCGGGGACTGTTTCTTCAGGAAGCGCTTTAGGTGACTTCAACGGATACAACCTAACTTTCGAAGCGATGGAAGTAAGCCCTGCTAATTTCCTTGACATTACTGACGAAGCTGGTTTAAAAACTTTATTTGAAGACGGTTCGGGAACGGACGCACAAATAGTTACTGCATAATTCCTTTCTTCTATATACTTGCGCAAAAGACACTTACTTCGGTAGGTGTTTTTTGTTTAAGGACAAATTCGTACTTTTGACGTTTATAATATATGATTATTCTAACTACTTCTACAAATGACCAAGACTTTGTGTTTATACCACGAAATAAAGTTTTTGATTACGTAGCAATTACGGACGATCAAACGAATGTAACAACTGAAATAACGGGTTACACGTATACACAAGGCGAATACTACGATACATTTGAAGCTGAATTTAATTTAGTAGAAAATCATTTTTACGATTTGGTATTTATTAACGGTGCGGTCGTAGTTTATAAGGATAGGATATTTTGTACTAATCAAAGTGTGAACGCCTTTTCAGTAAACAACGGACAATATACTGCGAATAGTACCACCAACGAATTTATAGTTTATGAATAATATACACGTTTTAGAATTAAGTTCCTATACAACGCCCGTAATTCAAGAATCAAAACGAGATGCTTGGGTTGAATTCGGAGAAGATAATAACTACTTTCAATTTATTATAGATAGGTACGTTAATTCGACAACTAATTCAAGCGTTATAAACAATGTAAGCCGTTTAATTTACGGTCGTGGCTTAAGTGCTTTAGACGCAAGTAAAAAGCCTAACGAGTACGCTCAAATGATGGCTTTATTCAATGCTGATTGTATTCGTAAAATAGTACTTGATAGGAAAATGTTCGGACAGTTTGCAATGCAAATACATTACTCACAAGACCACAAAAGAATTTTAAAGGCTTATCATATACCCGTTAATTTATTACGTGCTGAAAAGTGTAATAAAGACGGCGAAATAGAAGGGTATTATTATTCAGATAATTGGTTAGACGTAAAAAAATACGCTCCTAAAAGAATTCCCGCTTTCGGATATTCAAACGAACAAATAGAAATACTTTATTCGAAGCCGTATGCGGTAGGAATGAAATATTACGCTTTGCCTGATTACCAAGGTGGTTTACCGTATGCAAAGTTAGAAGAAGAAATTGCTGATTATTTAATTAATGAAGTTCAAAACGGTTTTTCGGGAACGAAAGTAGTAAACTTCAATAATGGCGTACCTACTGAAGAACAACAAAGTATAATTAAAAGCAAGGTGTTAAGCCAGTTAACGGGTTCGAGAGGACAAAAAGTTATTGTAGCTTTTAACAACAACCAAGAAAGTAAAACAACGGTAGACGATTTACCGTTAAACGATGCGCCAGAACATTACACTTACTTAAGTGAGGAGTGCGTTAAGAAAATTATGTTAGCGCATAACGTTACTTCGCCACTTCTTTTCGGTTTAGGTTCGGCTAATGGTTTTAGTTCAAATGCTGATGAATTACGCAACGCACAAGTGCTATTTGAAAACATGGTAGTTAAGCCAGTTCAAGACCAAATTATAGATGCGTTTGAAACTGTCCTACATTATAACGGAATTACTTTAAAGATGTATTTTGAAACGTTAAACCCGCTTGATTCGGCTGGAGATTTAACAACTAATAGCGATAAAAAACGTTTGTTAGATTCAATAAATAATTTAAGTCCTTTAGTAGCGAATAAAGTAATTGAAACGTTAACGGCTAACGAAATTCGTAGTATTGTAGGTTTACCACCCGAACAAGGCGGTAACGATTTAGCGCCCGAATTATTAAGCAAAGATTTTAAAATAGCTGAATTACTAATTAACGTAGGCGAAGACGAACCCGAAAACTCGATTTTAATAGACGAATACGAAGTAGACTATGACAAAGACGACGAAGAGAACGAAACGCTTTCAAAAGAGCCTAAACAATCCTTATTAAGCAAATTAGTTAACTTGGTTAAGACGGGCGACAATAGACCTAATATAACAAGTAAGCAAGACGAAGTAATTGATGGCGTTAAATTCATTACGAGATACGTTTACGCTGGAGAAACAAGTGCTAAAAGCCGTGAGTTTTGTCGTAGAATGATAGCGGCTAATAAAATTTACCGTAAAGAAGACATTATTAAAATGAGTTCGCAAGTCGTTAATGCTGGTTGGGGCCCGAAAGGCGCTGATACTTACAATATATTTTTCTATAAAGGCGGTGGAAATTGTAGGCATCGTTGGAATAAAAGGGTTTACGCTACATTTAGCGGTAAAGCAATTGATGTTAATAGCAAAGAATTAAAACAAGTTGCGGTAAAGAAAGCCGAAAAACTTGGATACGTTGTAAAGAACGATCCGAAAGTAAGTCAATTACCTAAGGATATGCCAAATAACGGATTTTTACCAACTAATAAAATATACGGGGAATAATGGCTGAAGCTTTACTCATAACACGACAAGACGTTGTTAAATTCACTGCAATGAATGGCAACGTAGACACGGACAATTTTATTCAGTACGTCAAAATTTCGCAAGACATTCACATACAAAATTACTTGGGTACTGATTTACTTGAAAAATTAAAGTCCGAAATTATTTTAGCGGCTTCAGGAATACCGACAGCCATTACAATAAGCAACCAAGGAACGGGTTACACTACGGGAACTGCTATAAATACAACAAGTACAACGGGAACGGGCTTAAAGTTAAATATTACGGCGGCTGGTGGTTTAATTACTGCAGCTACAATTAACACGGCTGGCACTGGTTACACGGTAGGAAGTACGGCAACGGTAACGGGCGGCACAAATGGAGCGGTTACAATAAGTTCAATTTACGATATACCTACAAACTACAAAAACCTTTTAGTTACGTATATTAAACCGATGCTAATACATTGGGCTATGGCTGAATATTTACCCTTTGCGGCTTATACAATAGCGAATAAAGGGGTATATAAACACAATTCGGAAAACGCTACGAACGTTGAAAAGGTAGAAATTGATTTCTTAATAGAAAAAGAGCGTTCTATTGCACAGCATTACACTGAAAGGTTTATTGATTATATAGCATTTAATAACGATTTGTTCCCTGAATATAATAGCAATTCAAACGGGGATATGTACCCGGACACAAATAATAACTACAGTCCCTGGTGTTTATGAAGAACTACAAACCAAAAGACGAAAACATAAAGAAATTATTAACGTATTTAAGTAAGCAAAATGGCAAACGTAAAGATAAGTCAATTAACGGCAAAGGGAAGTAATATAGTTGCTACCGA